ACAAGTATTTGTTCAAGTTCCTTGTGTGGAGATGTGGGGTGATCCGTGCCCAGTGCTTGCAGAAGTTCGCACATGGTTCAAAGATAAAAGTCTTGAAGACATGGGCCGTAAATATTGGAAAAAACGCAGTTATATTTTCCAAGGCTTTGTACGTGAAAATCCACTGAGTGAAGACAAGACTCCAGAAAATCCTATTCGTAGATTTATCATAGGTCCACAAATCTTTACACTGATCAAAGGTGCGCTGATGGATCCAGAGTTGGAAGAATTGCCAACAGATTATTTAAAAGGTCTGGACTTCCGTATTACTAAAACTGCCAAGGGTGGCTTTGCCGACTACAACAGTTCTAAATGGGCACGCAAAGAATCTGCACTCACAGAAGCAGAACAAGCAGCCATTGAAAAACATGGATTGTATGATCTTTCCTCATTCTTACCTAAGAAACCAACTGATGTTGAGTTAAAGGTAATCAAAGAAATGTTTGAAGCAAGTGTTGATGGTCAACCATACGACACAGAGCGTTGGGGTCAATACTTCCGTCCGGCAGGTGTTAATGCACCAGCAGGTGGATCTGCTACAGCTCCAGCATCAGCCCTGACAGCTGCACCAGCAGTATCTGCTCCTGTAGTTGAAGATGCGTTTGATGACGAACCAGCAGTAGCAAGTGCTCCGGTATCAACTCCAGCACCGGCTGCAGGCGGAAACAAAGCCGAAGATATTTTGGCAATGATCCGTGCTCGTCAACAGAAGTAATTAAACAACGGCTTGATGTTAGTTTATTGTAATAATCTATTGTCAGATCAAGGAATCCTATATAATAGGATCTCTAATATCAAATATTTGTTAATTCATAAGAATGGATCAACAAGTCTTGAAGATCTAGCAAAGCAATATCCTGATTGTTATGAAATACATCAAGCCGACTTGTTAGATAAAACCAAAGTAGAAGAAGTTGTAGTTTTTATTAGAGATCCACTTGAAAGATTTTTTTCTGGATTAAACACTCAATTAGATATTTACAAAATTCCACTCGATGTAATTAGTAATATAATTAATTGTGACACAGCAATAACATTTCTTGATTTACATACTACCCCTCAGTTTTGGGCAGTTTTAAGATTAGGAAAACAACACCGGGTAAAATTTAAATTTTTACCAATGTCAGAATTATATAAAGTCGATGATAAAATACAACATTTAAACAAGGGTTTTAGTAATATCGATATAAATTTAACTGACGCAGCAGTGCAGAGACTTAACCACTTTTATACAGAGGATATTGTAATGTATAATAATTTTCTGAATAAAACGGTTTCACTTGATGAAATAATTGAAAAAATTAAACTTGAAAAAGAATTTGTTAATGATCTAAGTCAGTATAAACAGATGTTGACGTATCTATTATAAAAGGATAAACCATGGCAGGAAAACCATTTGACGTATCAAAGTTCCGTAAGGATATTACAAAAAGTATCGATGGCCTAAGTATTGGCTTCAACGATCCAACAGATTGGATCTCCACAGGTAACTATGCATTAAACTATTTAATCAGCGGAGACTTTTTGCGCGGAATTCCGTTAGGCAAAGTTACTGTGTTTGCTGGAGATTCTGGTGCAGGCAAAAGTTATATTTGTAGCGGAAACATTATCAAAAATGCTCAAGAGCAAGGTATATTTGTTGTATTAATTGACAGTGAAAATGCGTTAGACGAAGACTGGCTTAAAGCATTAGGTGTTGATACCAGTGAAAGCAAATTGTTAAAATTGTCAATGGCCATGATTGACGATGTTGCTAAAACAATATCGACTTTTATGAGTGATTACAAAGCATTACCAGATGGAGAACGTCCTAAGGTCATGTTTGTAATTGATAGTTTAGGCATGTTATTAACGCCCACTGATGTTAATCAATTTGATGCAGGTGAAATGAAAGGTGATCTAGGCCGTAAGCCCAAAGCACTAACTGCACTTGTTCGAAATTGTGTAAATATGTTTGGTAGTTATAATGTAGGACTAGTGTGTACTAATCATACATACGCAAGTCAAGATATGTTTGACCCAGATGATAAAATCTCTGGAGGGCAAGGTTTTATCTATGCCAGTTCAATTGTGGTTGCAATGAAAAAGCTTAAACTCAAAGAAGATGAGGATGGCAATAAGATTTCAGATGTAATGGGAATTCGTGCCGCTTGTAAAGTGATGAAAACACGTTATGCTAAACCTTTTGAAGGTGTGCAGGTCAAGATTCCATACGAAACTGGTATGAGCCCTTACAGTGGCCTCACTGACTTGATTGAGAAAAAAGGCATGCTCAAAAAAGAAGGCAATAGTCTTGTGTTTACTACTAGCGATGGTGAAATCATTAAAAAGTTCCGTAAAGGGTGGGAACGCAATGATGACGGTTGTCTTGATACAGTAATGAAAGATTTTTCTAATATTAAAGAAGAACCAACTGCTTTAGAAGGAGACGAGGAATGACGGAAACAGTAGCAAGCGAAATTTGGAGCGAACTTAAAAGATACGTTAACACAGTGGATAGAGCTGATGCAGCTGAAACTATTGTATCAATATTAATTGATCATGATAGTGATGTAGAAGATATTCGTGACGCATTTAAAGGTGATTCTGATATTAAACGAGCACTGACAGTATATCTTGACAATGATAATGATTATACAGAAGATGAAGAACCTGACGAAGACAACGAATCAGACCATGATTGGGAAGATTGATGTGGTATAGCCGTGTAGTAGCAGATCTTGGTGCAATACCTGATTTTATTGCACATTATGAACAAGAACTTGATACTGCCAAACGTGATTGTCGCATTGTCGGTGTGGTTGAAAAAAACATATCTGCACTTCCTGGAATCACTGAACACAGATTTAATCAACTTCAAGAAATTGAAGCAGTATTAAACTATCTCAACATACAACTAAGAAAAATTCGTCGTCGCCATTTTCAAAAATATCTTGAAGGATATGCTCGTGCACTGACCAGTAGGGATGCTGAAAAATATGTTGATGGCGAAGACGAGGTTATTGATTTTGAAACCATTATCAATGAAGTGGCTTTATTGCGCAACAAATGGCTAGGCATCATGAAAGGACTTGATACAAAACAGTGGCAAATGGGACATATTGTAAGACTTCGAACTGCTGGAATGGAAGATATACAGATATGATTACTTTTGCCACCCCAGAACAAAGCCATGCTCACAGTCTTCAAACACTCAACGCATTGTATGAGTACGATGACTACATGGAAAGCATTGGCACTCTAGTAGATCTAGGATGTGGTGCGGGATTAGATTTGGCATGGTGGGCTAGTGCTACTACAAGAGATGAAACACCTCGTCCGTTAAATATACAATGTGTAGGAGTAGATCAAGTTGAAAGCCTACCAATTGCAAAAAAATATGCTAATGCCACTTATCAACGTACTGATTTTGAAGATAAAATCTATCCTTCAAAAAATAAAAACTATGATGTACTTTGGTGTCACGATGCTTTTCAATATTGCATAAATCCCATTGGGACATTGATTAAATGGAGAAATATCGCCAGCGATGGAGCCATGTTGGTACTCATAGTTCCAAAAACCATAACTGTACATCACCGCGAACTGGCATATTTTCAATACAACGGATGTTATTATCATCATACTATGGTAAGTCTCATACATATGTTGGCTATTGCAGGGTGGGATTGTGCGTCAGGATTTTTTCAAGAAATGCCAAATGATCCGTGCATACATGCCGTGGTATACAAAAGCGCAAAAGAGCCACGAGATCCACGTAAGACTTCTTGGTACGATTTGGCAGAAAGCAATCTATTACCAGAAAGTGCTACCAAAAGTATCAATGCACATGGTTATTTACGTCAACAAGATTTGATTGTACCTTGGCTAGATCACAGTTTAACTTGGTTTGGTAAACTTTGATTATTTTAAATAAATAGTACCCACAACACTAAATGTAGAATTTTTAGCTTCTGTATAATATGCATAGATAAGTATTGCTATGGAAAATAAAACTCAACGTCAATGGGGATATTATACAGTGCTGTATGAAAACGGATCCAAAGTCAAGGTAAAAGAACTAACTGTGGACCCTGGAAAACAACTCAGTATGCAACGGCATGCTGATCGAGCCGAACATTGGTTTGTGGCAGAAGGAACTGCCACAGTATATACAATAAATTGCAGTACTGACGTAGAATTATTAGATAAATTTGACCAGTTCCAGCATATACATATCAATCAGGAACAATGGCATCAATTGGCCAATGAAACCGATCAACCATTGAAACTAGTTGAAATCCAATATGGAGAAAATTGTGTAGAAGAGGACATAGAACGACTATGACACCTGTCCCAATTTTCATTGGGTATGATCCTAGAGAAGCTATTGCGTATCATACATGTGTAAACAGCATTATTCGGCATGCTAGTCAACCAGTGGCCATTGTGCCTATTGCATTGAACTTATTTCCTGATTATAAAGAAACGCACACAGATGGTAGCAATCATTTTATCTACACAAGATTTCTTGTACCGCATCTAATGGGATTCAAAGGATGGGCAATTTTTATCGACG